GCCATTTATTGAATAACCAGCTGTATTACCAAAAGCATGTAATTTAGATTGCTTTGTAGCTCCAGGATTTACAGAAGGAGTAGCTCCATCATATGGTGATAAGTTAGTACCGCCTTGTTTTGTTAATTTATTTAATAGTCCCATTTTGTTTTTATTTAAGGTTTATTATAAATATTATATTATTGTAACCTACGAGCATTTGTACTTAAAGTTTGACCTACTTTCTGACCATCTAACATTACTACACCCCCCTTTTCAGAAGCAGAAACTAATTTTTCAAGTAATCGGATTACTTTAGGATCAGATTCAGTTAATTTAGGACCACGATATTGGCTATTAGGTTTAGTGATTTGTTTAGAATCCGTATCTGCAAAGAAATTTTTATATGCTCCATATCCAGCTCCTAATACACCACCAATTGCTGCTCCTGGGACTGCACCTACTCCTCCAAAAAGTGCACCAATTGAACCTCCTATACCAGCACCTGTTAAAGCTGAACTTCCTATATCTGTTGCTTTTCCAACATTTCTAGCTTTTTTAGCTGCTTCAAATTGACCAGATTGTTCAAGTTTTTGAGCTTTTTTCATTTGATTTGTAGTAGCATAATCTAATGCTAAACCACCAAGTAATGAAGCTGCCCCACCAGCTAAACCTTTAGCTATTTTTAAACCAGTACCCCCCACTTTTAAAGCTTTCATAGAAACTCGTTTACCAGTAGCAGCATCATATTTAAATTTTCGACCTAATTTATCTGTTCCTTCTTTAATTGTAGGTTTTTTAGATCTAAACATGTCTTTAACACTATCAGCAGCACTGCTAGCTCCTTCTGCTATTTTAACATACATAGGATTTAATGGTGTAGCTCCTCTAAGAGCTCCAAGAGCTGATAATCCTTTTAATACAACTCCAGTTGAAACTGCTGCTATAGAAGTCAACCAAGGATGTTCTTTAATGAAATTTGATAGTTTAGCTACTCCTTCTCCTAAAGCTGTAGCTCCTGCTTTTATAGATGCTGCAAATTTTTCTGCTCTTTCTGGAAGAGACTGAATGAATGCTTGACCAGCTGGACCAGAAACCCAATCTACCATTGGTTTAATAACTTCATCAGTAAATAATCCTGTTAATGTTTCTTTAATTTTATTAAAAGTGTCTTGTAATGTTTGAACTAAAGGTGCTAATGTAGTATAGAATTTTAAAGATGCTTCTTGTCTAGATCTTTCAAGGTTAGCATTTTTTTCTGCTTCAGAAACACCTGACATCATGGCTTTTAATCCATCTTGTTGACCATCTACTAAGTCACCTTGAGTACTTAAATTACCTTTTTGGGCATCTAACATACCCGCTAATTCACTACGAGATAAACCAATAGATTTAGCGAATGCTTCTTGTTGAATAACATTCATTCTATTGAATTCTTCTATAGAACCCAATTGTGAAGCTATTTCGCTTTGTAAAGTAGCGGTATCTCCAGCTAAAGCTGCTTCTCTTGCTTTTTCTAAGTTAAGTTGTTTACCAGTTAAGAGTTCAGCTTCCATTTCGGCTGCTATTGAATCTTCAAAATTCAATAAACTACTTGCAATGTCTTCAATTTTGTTCATCTCAATACCTAAAGCTTTAGCTTTAGCTACTGATTCTATTAATGCTTTTGGTTGGTCTCTAAAACGAAGCCTAATAACACTAGAAACATTAGCTACATCATTTAGTAAACTTTTTTGGCTAAATGCGAATTTATTAGTTTTAATAGTTTCTAAGGCGGTTTGAGCCATATTAGTAACTAATACTCCTGCATCTTGTCCTGATAATTTAGCGAATTTTTGGAAGCTAGCTAAAGATTCAGCAGACATACCTGCAAAAGTACTTAATTTAACAAATACTTTTAAGGTATTGTTTGATAACTTTTCAGTTGAACCTAGAGCTGAGTATAGTCCGTTTATAGCTTCTTTTGAAGCTGCTATAGTTGGGCCTATTCCAGCTACAGATCCTGCTAGTTTAGAGGCAGCACCTTGAGCTAAACCTAAACTTCTAGCAATATTAGTATTTTCGTCACTTATTCGTTCAGCTGCTATTTTACCCTCATTATACCCTGCGGTTACAAAACTAATTGCTTTTTTTATTAGAGAAAAAGCACCAGCAGCTAAAACTAAAGGATCTACTAAATTTCTAAGTATTTCTTTACCTACTACTGCAAAAGCGGAACCTAACGCTCTTGTTTTAGTAATTAATCCTGCTGATTTTTTACCCCCATCAGTAAGACGGTTTACTGTATTTTTGGCTGCATCAGAAGCATCTTCAAAAGCTTGGCTTAACCCATCTAATCCTAATTTCCCAGTTATACCTTGAAGTCCTTTTAAAGCTGCTCCAGTAAGACCTGTACCTCTTTCAATGTTTCTAGTTCTTTTTTCTTGAACAGCTAAAAGTTCATTTTGTTGTTTTAAAGCTGAGTTGTTTAGATTTAATTGGCTATTAATATTAACATAAGTATCATATTCATCCTCAGTATATTTACCTGATTTTATCTTTTCAGATAATATTTGTCTAGCAAGTTTTAGGTTTTCGGTTTCAGCTTGTTGTTTTCTTTGTAAAGATCTAAGATCCGCTGAACTTAACTCAGAAATACCTTTTTGGTTAAGTCTTAATTTATCTGCTATATCCTTTAATTTGTTTAGGGATCCCATCCCTAATCTATAACCTTCATTAGTTTTTTTAATTTCTCCAATAATATTTCTAAATGAAGTTGCTAAACCTTTAGCACCATCATTTATATTATCAACTAAATCTTCAGTTCTTTCTAAAGCTTTATTTAATAAATCTAAATTATCAACAGAAGCTTCTATTTTTATAGGCTTTTCTCCTAACTGACGTTTTAAAGTATTCAGTTTAGCAAGATCCTTTTGGAACTGTTGAAATTGTTGAGGAGTTAATTCAGCCATTTAATATAATACTATATAATATAAATATTAAAAGATGTTACTTTTTTGATACATTTGTAACATAACTAGGAACCTGTACTTTTTGAGATTGGTTACCAGCTGATTTAATATTTTTGATAGATTCAGCCATGTTATTGTCTGTGCTTGATTTAGATTCTTCATCATACCATTTCTTAAGTTTATTGTAAGTAAATGTGCGAAGAGCTAAAGGCATGTTATAGATTGTATACCAATCATAACCGCCTTTACCATGAAATACTATTTCATGTATTTGACTAAATAAATTATTCCTATAATGGAATGCTTCCTCAGATGTCAGGGAAAAAAAAGTTTACTCCAATCGGAACTTCTATTTCAACTGATTCACCATTAACTTCAATGAATATATTTAAATCAATGTCGGGTTGAATATTTCGAATATATTCCCTTAGTGCTCTAGAGTCTCGAGCTAATAAATAATTATCTATAAAATCACGAATTGGTTTAGTATCTGAATCTCCTTCAACTGAAGTAATAATATACTTTAAACGAGTAGTTAGATCAGAAGAGAAATTCTTATTTACTTTCTTTAAACCTTTAATTTCAGCATCAATTTTATTTTCTAAATGACCATCCATTAATCTAAAGGTAATCTTTGTACCTGAATGGGGTAAAGTATAATGGAACTCATTAACACCTTTGCTAAATAGAGTCTCATTTAAAGGTTTATTTTCTAAAGTAGATAAATCTACAGTTTGTTCTACACCACCATAAGTAAATGAGTAATCTTTACCATAACCTAAGATACGAGAAGCAATCAAGATTGCGTTTTTGTCTCCGATAAGTAAATCATTATAATCAAACTTAGTAATTATAAGTGATTGAAGGAGTTTGTCTAATACTGTACCGTTAGCGATATAGTTTTGATTAGTTAGGATGTCTTCTTCTCTAGCTGTCATGTACTTCATTTCGATAGTACCATTAGATAAAGGATGATCTTCAGGATATAGTATACCTTTAGAGGGTAACTCGATTATTTCTGTTGGAAATTTGAATGGTGATGGGTCTTGTTGTTCCATAAACTGTTTATTAGTAACTAAATATCATTTATAAATATTATAAAGGAAGGTTCTTTAACGGGTTAATTAATAAGATTTAGTGTGATTAAGAGCTTGAAACTCTTTTTTGATTTTCTCTTCAAGTTTATCTACTCTACTATCAATATGGCGATAGAGATTTTCTAACTCTCGTTGAGTATTATTATTTAATTGATCTGTGTAATTTGTGCTTCTATTTTCAAGAGCGTTGTTATCACGTATAATCGATTCATCAATACTTTGAAGAATATCGATTTGTTTGTGGAGGTTTTTAATTTCCATAAAATTCATAAACGTAACTACAACCATTAATATAGTAATGACCGCAGCTACACCTAAAATAAATGATGTAATTTCCATAGTTTTGTTTTAGTTATTAGATGTTAAAGAACCTGTCCTTTATAGATGTGATAAGATAAAAAAAAAGCCTGGCATAGCCAAGCTTAAATTTAATTTTATGTAAATTTCTATTAGAAGTTCAATACACAGTAATCCATAGCTACTTCAACAGTTAAGTTTTGAGCAGCTGATTCATTATCCCAGTTGTATTCACCAAAGTTTGAGTTAACAATAAACGCACCTTTGATTACCCATTCTGAAACGATATCACCTACAGGACCTAAAATGTCAATAGTTAAATCTTTCTTATAGAAATCAGAATAACCGTCTCTACCTGTTACAGATTCGTGATGTAAACGTACCCACTCCATTACAGCTTGAGCACCAGAAGGAGTAATTGGGTCAAATAATGTCATTGTAACATTACCCCATTTTGATTTACCTTTTACTTTTCTGTAAACATTGATGTGGTTAAGAACAATTTCATCTTGCGTTAGAGTAACAGCTGAGATTGCTTTAATTGTATAAGATGGAATACCATCTACATACATGATAAATCTATTCTGTTGTTTTGGTTCAAACGCTGTGAAAAAAATTTCGTTTGGATCTAATACTGCCATTTTGCTATGTTATTTATTTTATTATAAATATTCGATTTTTAAACTTTACGCTGGGAAAGTTGCTCCAGTTGGTAAGATGTTGAAGTCTAGGTAAATAAATTCAGCAGTCTTAGTTGGTTGGATATAGATCTGACCTATTAACTGGTTTCTATCAATTACATCAGCGGTATTGTTAGAATCGTCCATAATTACTTTGAACGCATACAGACCTTGACGTTGTTGTACTGACTCCAAGAATGGATTAACCTGGCTTA